ATTTATATTTTCGTCATTTGCTAATTCTAAGAACAATATTGGATCTTTCTTAGCCATTTTAATCAAATCACGTTTAAGCTCACTAGAACTCATCTTAGATACCTTAGAGCCAGCTTCTACACGTACTATTGCTTCAATTTGATCAATTTCCATGTTCATTGCTGCGTTTAAAGCTTCCACCTCATATTCAATCATATCTAATTCGTCTTCAGCTACTGCTTCTGGATCAAATTCAAAAAACAGCGAGTTTCTTTGAGGATGATATAATGATAATAATTTTTGTAGCGTTTGTTTTTCTTTAGGAACATTTAATGTGCCATCTGTAAAGGTAATATGAGCTAATTGTGCATCACCTTTAAATTCATCTACAAAAGGAGTTCTTTGATTTACAGTGTATTTAAGTTCTCTTTCATATCCTTTTTCTTCGTCAAAATAATATATGTTAGAACTTTTTACAGTATATGTTAAAGGAGCTAATCCATCTTTTAATGCATATACTCTATCTTTTATAACCCAGTTATTATTTTCTTTTATTTCAGTTTGAACTGGTGTTTCTTTAATATTTTCTTGAACAGGTGCTTCTGCAACTGCTATTTCAGTGCTCTTTTGAGCTTTTGCTTTTTTTGCCATAATATAATATAATATAAGTTAATAAAAAGTAAAGCTAGGGTGATAATCCAATTGATCACACCCTGCTCTACTATGAAAAATTTAAGAAGTTAATAACATAAAGTTGTTAGCACCTTGTGTAATTAAACATCTTTCTGATAGGTAGTGAACCTCCATTGCATCTAGGTCAGAGCTAAAGTTTCCTCCAACTGAACCAGTTGTCCAAGATTTCATTTTTCTATCATCAGCTTGTGAAGCTCTATATCTAACGTGTAAGAAAGGTCTCTTAATGTTTTTACCAAGAATTTGGTCATAAACTGTAGAAGTACCTGCTGGTACAACCACACCTCTAATATCGTTTTCAATAATACCTCTTGTTGAGCCGTCATTTAAGTATTTCCAGTCAGTTTTGTAGAAGTCATAAGAACCTCTTCTAAATCCTGAAAATCCTAAGTTTAGCGCCATATCTTCGCTGTTTGAAAATACACCATAAGATGTACCACCAGAACCATAAGAGTTTTGCGCTGCTAGCATATCATCAATTGCTAATGAAACTGTTCTGTTAATGAATAGCATATTTTCTTCAATAGCACCCTGTGCATCGAATTTTTTAAGTATTTCATCAAATGAACCTAAATCATCAGCAGTTGAGCTACCTGCAATACCTGTAGTAATGTGACCTCTTGCAGTAATTGCTGCAAAAAGACCTTCAGTACCTGCTGTGTCATCAGCTGCTGCAGTTCCTAATAAAGAATCTACACCACCTGTTGCTTTAGCAAATTCTCCCTCAACCATTGCCATTTCAAGGTTGTCTTCAAATCTTTGTCTTGTATCACCTTCAGCTTTTAAATACCATAAGTATCCTGTTTGACCTTGCTCTCCTGTTACTTCAACCCAACCGATTTGAGAAGCATCAGATCCTGAAACTTCATATTTATCTTTAATGATAATAGGTTTGTTAGTTAAAGAAGCAAAAGAAGGCTGTACTGAATTAGTCATACCTGCTGTTCCTTTTTTGAATTCAGAACCGAATACAAAGAAATCACATGTGTTAGATCCACTATCAGTTGCTGTATCAAATCCTGTTACTGCACCAACTGTTGCACCTCCTGAATAAGGAATAGCTGTTAATGTAGTATTGTCACTTGCAATAGCAGAAACATAACACTTAATAACTGTTGGAGTAGATTGATTGTCACTAAGAACAATAGTTTGTCCAACTCTTACTGCGTGAGTTCCTGCATTTGCAATTGTAATTACACCGGCATCTGTTACTGATGCACCTTTGTAAAATAAATGTAATCTGCCTTGCTCAGACCAAACAACTTGGTCAGAAGTCATAGGCATTTCAGCACCAACCATTCTTAAGAAAGAAGCAACTGATCTGTTTCCAAATACTTCTACTTCTTGCTCATATAAATCCGGTAAGTACTGCTGAGACCAATCATTTGAACCACCTGTAAACGATAGGTAGTTAGATGATAGGGTTTGTTTAACTGGGGCTGGAGTTGAGTTTAAACTGGCTCCGGCCGTAGGCGTTACTGCTGCCATATTAATTTATATTTTAATTATTATTTTTTAAGTTTTATACGTAGCTTTGAGCTATCGTCACCAGATATTGCTCTCACTTTTATTCCGCCTGATTCAACATAGCCACTTCCAGTTTGCCTTGGATCCATATTTATATTTTTAGATTCCGCTGACATTTCTTTTATAGCTTCTGTTTTACCAAGCTGGTAAAAATGATTTGCAATATTATCGGCATTTCTCGCGGCAAAAAGAGCTTTATGATAACCATACCCATCTTTTAATGTATTATCGCTGTTAAGGTAACTACCAAAAACATTCATAACATCAAGTTGAGCATTTTTATCAGCTTCAATATTTTTTGACTTAAATCTAAATTTTTTGTTATCAACTGAAAAATCAAAACCTTTGAATTCATTATTGAAAACTTCATTAGTTTTTGTCTCAAAATTCTTTGCTGCCGTTTTTTGTAATTCAACAATTTCTTGTTGTTCTTTATTGTATCTATTAAAAAAGTCTACAGCTTTTTGCTGTTCTTTTGACAAATTAGATTTGCCTTTAACTTCTTTGAAATATTTACTTTTTTGAGATTCTAAATATGTTTTAGCTTTAGCAATTTCTTCTTTATATGCTAGCTGTTTTCTTTTAACATCTCTAGGATCATCTAATTCTTGATCATAACTAAAACTATCATCAATTAAAAAATTAATTTCATCGTTATTTAAATGTGATTTAGTTTTATTATAATATTCTTTTAATAAATTAGCATCTTCATAAGAAGAGTAATCTTTATTTAAATTTACATAGTCTTCAATAGAACCTCCTGTTTCATTAATAAAGTTTACTAATTCAAAAACCCCCTCGGGCACATTAACGTCTTCTTTTACTGTTTCTTTTTCCTGTGTTACATTAGGTGTAGCCTCAGGTTTTGTTTCAACGTTTTCTGTTTCAATTTTATTTTCTTCAACAACCTGTTCAATTATCGCTTCTTCTTGTTCTTCTTCTTTACTTTTTCCGGCAGGCTCTTCAGGCTGCGTTTCGTTTTCTTTTTGAATTTCTTCGCCAACTTCGGATCCGTCGCGTACAGGAACCTCATCTGTGCTTTGCTCTTGAATGGCATCTTCTTCTTTATTTAAAGGTTGTCTTAAATCTACTTTTGTCACGGTATCAATACCGGTATCAGCTCCTATTTTTTTAAGAGCTTTAGTTTCTTTTTCAGCTACAGATGGATTTTCATTATCTATAACTTTTGCTTTTATTTCTTCTGACATAATATAATATAATTAATTTACTTTATTTAAGGCTAAAGTTTTTACCTTGGTTCAAATTGTTCTAAACCAAATCCACCTAAAGTATCAAACCCACTAGATTCAAAATCTTTTGGTGGTGTATTATTCTTTCTTTGTTCAATTAATTCAGACTGTTGCGATGCTTGAATTTTCGTTCTTTCATCCTTTCTATCTTCACGATACTTATCTTTATCATTAATCACTCGTAAATCCATTTCTTTAAGCTTTACATTTAATTGAAACTCATGTAACATAAGCTCTTTCTTAATAGCAGCTTCTCTTTCTAATTTTTTAATATCAAATTCCGACTGCGCTTTATTAAGTTTTACTTTATTTTCAGTTAAAATTTGATTCTTTTGAATTTCAGCTGTTGCAGCCGCTTCAGCAGATTTAGCATTAGCTTCAGATTGTAATTCTATGTTTCTTGCAGAAATAGCTTGGTCCTCTTCTAATTTTCTTCTTCTACGAAGTTTTAATAATTGATTAGCTAATTTTAAATTTTTAACTTCTCTAACATCTATAGCGTCTTCTAAATTAATTTGTTCTTTAGATAACGTCATTTGAATATTGTTTTCTAATAATTGTTTTTCTTCTTCATCCGGAGCTAATTCTAAAAATATTCCAAAATCATGTAAATGTAATTCTGCAACTTCTTCTAAATTAGCAACATTAAATCTTCCTAATGAATTTATAAAAGAATTATTAGTATTTGCATATTCTAATACGTCTGAAATACGTAGCGATACAGCTTCTGCTGTTTTTAACGTTAAATATAACCCCGACTGTAATACATGTCTTGTAGCGGTATTTGAGTTTGCTGCAGCTAATTTTTGCAGCCCTACTAACGCGTTTTTATCAGGAATGCTGCCGTCTCTTGCCTCATTTAATCCTGTTACATCTCGCATATTTTGTAAATAATAATTATATGCTGTAATTAAGGCGCTAATTTTTCCACCCCCATTACCGCTTTGTAACTCTTGAATAGGCACTCTTCCATTATTAAATTCACCGTCTTGTGTCATAGATCTACCAATAACAGAACCTGTTTGGAAAAACATATTTAAAGCTTCTTGCGGATTATAATTAGTTCCATTACCAAGATCAACTTCAGCAATACCATCTGCATCTAAAAATACCCCATCTGGTACCATTCTAGCTAATACTTGTTGTAGCTTTAAATGTGTTAATTGAATCATATCTGCAAAAGTTGTCATTCTACTAACTAATGATTCTAATCTTCCTTTATACATTCTTGGAGCTACTATATTATATGACATTTGCACTTTAGTAGTATCTGATTTAGGTCTTGTCATATTTTCAGCTAATTTCCACTCTAATAAGTTTTCGCTTCCTATAATTTTTGCACCTGTATATAAAGTTTCAATTGTTCTATTTATTTTTTCAAATCTAGATCTTTGATCAGCCGGAGGATTAAACGTGTCTTCTTTTTTAATAGGTTTTTTACCGCCTGTTGCTGTTTCTTTAATTTTGTATGTTTGATTTTTATATGTTTTATATTCAAAATATAACACATACACAAAGCCTTCATCATCGCCGTCTATTGCTCCATATGATTTATTATATAATAAATGTCCTGAACCGTATCCATTTTTTTCTATTGTAGCAATTTCATCATCTGTTAAATCGGGATATTGTTTTTTAAGTTCAACTATACTAATTTTTTTAATTTCACCTACATAGTATAAATCATCAAAATATGGAGATTCTGTGTAAGAATAAACTATATCCGAAGGATCTACGTAATTTATTGTAATACCTTCTGCTTTATTAAATCCATTTTTTACACAAGCCATACCTAATACAGCTATATCATAATCCAAACGTCTTTTAACTAATTCATATTTATTTAAAGCAAATACATTTGATAACGCTTCTTCTTGCGCTATTTCAATACCTTGCTTATAATCAAGTTGCATGTGAACACTTAATTCTGTTTCGTCAGAAGGTAATTTTTTTGGATCTGTATTATACGTATTTACACCCAATACATTATTTACAGTATCTATATATTCTTTTGATTTCATATCTCTAAGAATATTTTCCATATAATTTGTTCTTTGTTTAACAGAACTCGGATCTTGAGAATAAGCTTTAATGTCATACATTCTTTCTGCAATACCGTTTACAACAATATCAACAAATTTAGGTATAATTGGAACTGGCTTCCAATCTAAATTAAGATATGATAAATCTCCATTGATAGATAATTCATCTTTATATTTTTGTATTGATTGTTCTCCTCTTGCATACAATCTTAGCCTATGAAAATTTTCTCTGTTTGATTGATACCTAGATGTACCACTATCTCTTTTAAACCATTCTGATTCAATTGCTATTCCAACTTTAGTTCCATATTCTAAACTTGCTTTTTCTGCGTCAGATACTGCTTGACTCGGGAATAATCCTGTTGGGTGTGATTTTGCCATTTATTTTAATATTTTGGATAATGTTCCTTGATTATTATATTTTTTAAAACCAAATTGTAATTTTTTAGTTGTTCTTGCTACAGCTGGCTTATATCTATTTTTGTTACATGCCATAATTGCTAACCCAGAGCTTATTGCTGCATCATATTTTGTTCTTTTATTTATATCAAACAAAGCCCAATCATTTAATGTTCTGCTAAAATATAAATCTCCATATGTGTTATCTTCTTTTAATCCTACATATGAATCAATATAAGATTCAATTGCTGCTGCATGTGCTTGTCTAATATCTTCCGAAGAATTTGGTATGCCACCTATTTCTTTTTCTGCTACAGATAATTTATTATAAAGTTTATCTGGTCTATTCATTGAATATCCTCTATACCCTCTTCGCTTCAAATAATATAAAAGTCGTGGTTTATTATTTTCCGCAAGAAGTGGCATCCCATAAAACACTAATGCCATTAATACATCCTCAAAAAATATTTCAGCTGTTGGTGGACGTGAGATATACTCTAAAAAAAAACTATTCGAGGGCGCTTCGTCTAAACTAAATTTAGTTAACCCGTGTAACGCGCCTTTTGAACCTTGTCCATCAGTAGTTCCTGATATATCATAAGAGTCACAACCAAAAGCACCTAAATGCTCATTAGCTGGATATTTTAAACCATTTTTTAATATTATTCTATTTTGCATATGAACAGGAGGAACCCACGATAAATTAAATCTTCCACTTTTATCAGGTGCAAATATTACTTTTGTGTCTTTTACACCATTTTCCCATATAAAATTACCTTTAGCAATAAATTTATTTTCATTTATATCACTGTTGTAATCTATTTGTTCATATATTTTTTGCAAATTAAATATACTATTTTTTGTTTCATCCCTAAATGCATGATCTTCTGTGCGTGGAAACTGTCTATAAAACTCGTTTAAAGCATCTTGATCACTTTTAAGTCCTTCGGCTTCATTTTGCCAGTGTTCAATAACTCCGATCGGAATTGGCTCTCCAAAATTATCAACGCGGTCAATTCCTCCAGATTCAAAGACAGGCAATCCGCAATCGTCAATAAATCCCTCGTAGTTCCATTCCATAGGTATGAATAAGCTATATAGTCCAGAGCTTGTCTGTCCATTCCTGTTTCTTTTTGTAACGTCTGAAGCATAGTATAATTTTTTAAAGTTTTCACCACCTTTATCAAGTGCATTTGATGTTGAACCCATCATACACTTCCCAATAATTCTACTTCCTAATCGTAGCGTTGTTTTTGTTACTCTCCAGTTATTTAATATATTATCAGGTCTTTCCCACTTACCAGATTCATCATGCACTAATAACTTTAATTTTTCTCCATCATAAGAGTTGTCTCCTGTATTTTTCCAATCTATTGTTGTGTCGAGCCCTTCGAGCGCTTCAGGCTTGGCGGAGCCGGTTGCACTAATGGACTTCCTGGTGAGCTTGGAGGCGGGTACTCTAAATGCAAGTTCGGTCTTGGGTCTATCCATTCCGTCTTGTATTGGTTTAAAGAAGAAGGGGTAGTGGACTGATATGGGTACCACTTTGTCTGTAAACATCTTCTTTGCATCTGCACCACTCTTCGATAGGATTCCGAATCGAGAGTCGGAACTGATAGTAGCTTGGTTAACTGTCTCGCTTGATGACATGAAACTAAACCCGGACCTTCTATTCTTAAGATAACAGATCCCGTAACAGCGTTGATCTGCCTTGCAAGCTTCCCAGAATATAAAGAATAATCTATTTGCTTCTCTAAAGTCTGGCTTCCCAACATCAATTTTGGACCACTGCAAGTACATATAATGAGAGCCAGTAATATAAGTGCTACGACCTTTGTTGCGAAACCAAAAGCCTTCTTCGCGTCTGGTAAATTCTCTATCAATGTATGCATACCATTTTTCTTTTAATTCTTCAGGATAATCTCTCCAATCAAATATTGTTTTTAATCTTAAAAGCTCGGCAGGATATTCATGCGCAATCCATTTATCATCTTTGCTATACACATTTTTTTCCGCTGGCAAAGCAATTTTTAAATTTTGTATTTCATATACTTCACCTATCTTACCTGTTTTACTTATAACAACTACATCATGTTCTTCATTATACCCATACTTCCACTTTTTACTTTTATTAAGCCTGCTTATTGTGCTTTTTTTAATAGGCTGTATTATTTTATATAATGTTTGTTCGTAGCCCATTATTTAGATTTTTTTTCTGCAAACCCCGAAAAAGTATTTTCTTTTTTTTCTATAGGTTTATTATCTAATAAACTTTTTTCGTTTTCAATACGTGTTAATATTTCAAATGCATCAAAGATTGCAAGCTTTTTAGTAGCTGCTGCATTTTTTAATCTATCAGCTGAAACATCGTCTTCTGTTTCAACAATTGGTTCTTTAGCAACTTTAATTAATTCATCAACTGCTCTGTAACCAGCTTGGATTATATTCTCTTTCTTCTTTTTTATATCCATATTTGATAGATATTTCTTTTGTCATTACTCTATATAACTTTTGATCATTTATAATAAATTCATATTCGCTATATGGAGTAAATCCAACTTTTTCATTTAATTTAACAATATTCGAATCATCAGTGTATTTTACAATACCAATTAAAGACTGTTCCTTCTCAGTTGAAAAATTGTCTTTGTTTTCCAAGGGTGCGACGAAACAAAAACCTTTATTTGCTTTCCAACCGCTTTTGGATTTAACCAAAAATATTTGACTTTCGTCACAAAAGAATAAATCATCTTTAAAAAAGCTTTTGCTATTTCTTTCAATTCCATGTACATCATGCCAACGACGAAATATATTATGATGAACAATAACACTATCACCTCTATTAATAGTTGTATTACATATAATCGGCGTTTCATAAACTATAGCTTCTCTACTTATAAATTTGTGATCAGATATATCTGTATTAAGAATTAATTCTGTATCACCTATTTTTTTTTTATTGTCGTATCTATTATTTTTTGGTTTTATTAAAAAATTATATAAAGGTTTCATTAATATTGTAAATTATATTCAACACTAATAGCCATGTTTTTATTAAAACTTTTCCATGGCAATACATCATTATTTTTTTTAATATATATAGAATATTTTTCTTTATCCTCTAATATATCACAAATAATATGTCCTCCATATACTTCTTGCCCTACCGCGTAATGCATTGCGTCGTTTTTATAATCTTTGCCGACACTAATTTTTCTTATTAGTTTGCTCATCTACTTCTTCTATTTTTTTAATGCTACCATCGTTTACATCAATGCTAACACCCCCATAAACTTCTTTAAGAGCTAACTGTAAAGTTTTTAATTCTGTTTTTGCAACATCATAAGATTGTAATACTTTATTTTTTTCAATCTCTAATGCTCCTAATTTATATTGAAGATTATTTATATTAATAACTTTAGCTTGCAAATCTTCAAGCTCTTCTTTTTTAATTTTATTTTTTGCCATTTAATTAAATTTTATTTTATAAAGATACAAGATTTATTCTATGCTTCTTGTCCAAGTTATATTTAAACTTATAACCCCTAATAAACATTGCAACGTATGATCTATAGTATCATCATCATATTCTTCGGCATGATATAAAAAACCTACCATAAAACCTTTTATAGGCCCAATAATTACATCTGCATTTTTTAATTGAGCTATTACTAAAAATAAAGTTGCAATTCCTAATAATATATAAGCTATCATTTTAATTTATTTTAAATGCCATATATATATAATTGTGGGAACCGTTGTTATGTGAATCTCCTGAATTAAAATCAAACCCATCAGATAAGAAATTTATAACTGATGTTGAATCTGTATATTCAGCATTAGAAAGATTTGGATATAATCTTTTGTTTGCTCCACGAACACTATCATACATCTGCCAATTAGCTGCAGAGTTACTAGTACTTTTTATTATAATTAAATTTGGCTGAAACCCTATGTTTTGCGCATTACCTGAACTTCCTGTTCCAGTATAACTTCCAATCTTACTAAACCCAGATACTGAATGGAAACAGTAAGCTATATAGGGACTTCCAGTGCCGTTTGTATGAGGTTGAGCACCTATTGTGAATGTAGTAGAGGATACAGCACTCCAACGGGTAGTGTCAGTTGCTTTAGCAGCTGTAGCATTTAATTTTAAATAATTTCCTGATGTTTGTGTGAATAAGGGAACTTGCCATTCTCTTGTGCCGTCCAACTGCTTAATAAAAGCAATTTCAGGTGCTGCACTTAATCCGTGACCAACCGTCTGACCAGCGGTTTCGTTTCCTGTATATTTAACAATACTAAACCCTGCGTTAGTATTTGCACTAACAATTGAATTTATACTTCCATCTGTATTAATTGTAGGTAGATTTCCATTAGCTTTCCACGCCCAAGCAATATTAGGACTACCACTTTGATTTGCACCTGCGTTAGAATCTAATGTAAAACCATCTGAATCAAAAGAGCTTACACCGAGACCACTACCTTCTGCATCAGTATTATTTGGTCTTAAACTTTTTAATGGTCCTCTTATAGTGTCATAAAAATAATGTGGATAAGTTGTGTCTCTGTCTTTCAACCAAACTAAATTTGGACTAAATCCTAAACCAGTAATACTATTTGAGCCACCATTACCAGTATAAGTGGTTGTATTAAAACTATCAGCTAACGTTGGAGATGTTGTATTAGGGTCTGCAGCAAAACACATATATAAATATGTACCCCCTGAAGCGTTCATTCCTTGATGTGTGTGTTTTAATTGAAAACCATTAGAAAGAAAATCTGTTTTTCTATTTGCACTATCTACTTCTTCAGCAGCATTTTCATCTGCTTTTAAAGAAGTATTTCTTGGGTTTGTTAAATTTCTTTTATTATCAAGAATTATCCAGCCATCAGCACTATCTGTCCTTTTAATCATCAAAAATGCAGGTTCAAATCCTGTTTCTACTATTGGTCCATTTGTTGAACCATTACCTGTGTATGTGCCGATTTTTGAAAAGCCAGCTTTTGATGTGAAGAAATAAGCTATATGATTATCATTAAGCCCATTTTGGTCACCACCATTATTTAAATTTAATACCGAGCTATCCCAAGACATAGCAGAATAAGCGGTAAAAGCGGCAGTAGTATTTAAATAACTATAACTAAAAGTGCCTGTTGCGTCTGAAAATACAACCCAAGCACTTGCATCGTTCGTATGTTTGATAACAACGAAATCTGGTTTTTGATCTAATCCATGTCCTACACTTGCTGTTGCACCAGTACCTGTATACTCAACTATTGAAAATCCTAAAGTGTTATTTGCTTGTACTGTGCTTGTAATCGTTCCATCTGTATTACTACTTGTAGTTCCTCCGTTTGCTTTAAAGCACCAAGCCACATAAGGCCCCCTAGCTGAATCATTAACAACACCACCTCCATCTGTACCTAAAGTAAATCCATCACTATCAAAAGAAAGAAAACCAGTAGTACGATTTGCTTCTGCATTAGTACGGTCAGTTGATAAATCATAACTTGCACCTCTTGTTGAATCGTTTAATATATGTTGTTCAGCATTATTTCTATCTTTTATCCAAACTAAATCAGGTTGAAATCCTACTCCTGTAATTGATTGTGTGCTGCTATTACCTGTATATAAAACGGTATTAAAGTTTGTAGACGGCGTTACATTAGTAACCGTTATGCTATAAGCTCTTGATGATGTTTGATTTTCATTATCAGTTGCTGTTACTGTAAAGTTACTTGTGGTATCAGCGGATACACTCGGGGCTGTACCCGTTATAGCACCCGTAGAAGCATTTAAGCTCAATCCTGTTGGAAGTGCTCCCGATGTTATTGCATATGTAATAGCACCCCCATCTGGCTCTGTT